TGGCAGATTTTGGTTCTGAGCAATGGATGCTTGATCCAGAAGGAAATCAGTTCTTGATCTTGGTACCTTATCTTTTAAATGGAACTGATTCGTTGTTGCCACTTTGATAAGAAATCATTCTATGGTCAGTTTGGTCAAGGTTCTACTTTTCCTCAGGTAGTAATGGATCATCAGAATATTGGTGGTTGTTTTGAAACAGTAGAGTATTTAAAGGAGAAAAAGTTAGTCTAATGAAAGACGATTTTGAAAATGTATATGATATGATCGAACATGCTATTGAGTATGCGTTCGATGGTAAGATGCAACTTAAGTTTTATGATTACCTTAAGTATCGTAAGACTAGGAAGGCAGAGATAGATTCTTTTGTGGAGAGTTCTACTGCTGCTGAAATATCTGAACAAGTATTAGAACTTGAACAATACATTGAAGGAGGTGCTGATAACAATCACAAACAATTAAGGGAGGCATATGGTCACATACCTAAACCTCAGGCTAGAAAAATAAAAGCATATTTGTATAGTATATTAGAGGATGCATGGAGGTATCAACGTGACAGAAGACCAGGCAGAAGAAAAAAAGTCTCTAAATAATGACAAACCTGAGATAAACAGGGGTGTTGAGTTATTATTAAGAAGGAGGAACAAACCAGAGGAACCAGAAAAACCTAAAACATTTCAAGTAAAATTTGGAAATCTAATTGCTCTATGGAATAGGGAGATTGTATTTCACTTAAATTTTTACTTTGATATTAGAAAAAAATAACTCTCTGGAGGAGTGCCATGTCAGAAACACTTGTAGTAACATTGACACTTATGACAGTAATGTCTATACTTGCATTATTAGTAGGAGGTATGATAGGATGGATGGCAAGACAGCATTCTTATGAGACTACTCCTCAAGTGGTATACACTCATCCAGAAATGTTTGATGCCAACGGACAGTTAGTTCCCGATGAAATTTTAGCCCTAAGAATTGAAACACATGACACCGACGAAGAAAACGACGACTAGGAAACCAAGTGTAAGAGTTAAATTGCCTCCTAATCCTTTTGTTCATGAAATTCTTGAACTAGTAGATAGTCAACGGACAAAGGCAAAGAAGATTGAAATCCTTAAAGAATATGATGATCTTGCTTTGAAGGCAATTCTTATTTGGAATTTTGATCCAACAGCAATCTCAGTTTTGCCTGAAGGCCCTGTTCCTTATAAAGAGAATGAGGTTCCTATTGGTACTGATCACACATCTCTTCGTAGAGAATGGAAAAACCTTTATCACTTTGTGAAGGGTGGTAATGATACTCTATCTACAGTTCGTAGAGAGACTATGTTCATTCAAATGCTTGAAGGACTTCATCCAGATGAAGCAGACATTCTTTGTTTGGTAAAAGATAAGGCATTGATTCGTAAATACCCTAAAATTACTCAAGGTGTTGTAGAACAGGCTTATCCAGATATCCAATGGGGTGGTAGAGGTGGATAATAAAGAGATTAGAAATCAGATTAATGATATTATTGAAGGTGAGATTCAGAATGGAATCAATGATTATCTAGAGGCGCAAGAAGGTAAAGATGATAGTGGAGTAGGATTTGTTAGTGATGAAGCAAAGGAATTAAATGTTAAGGTGTATAAGGATCAGGTTGATAAACTTATCAAAGAATATAAACAGATTAAAAAGTATAGAAAGTCTAATCTAGGTCAAGTTAAAAAACTAGGTCTAGTTGATAAACATGGGAGGCCATTAGATGGATAAGATTGATACTCAGGGGATGAGTGGTGGTACAGTAAAAGGATGTATGGATAATGTATATCCTAGAGATCCAGAGACTGGTGAACCAATCTATCCACCAGCAAACTTTAAAGTATGGCCTATCTTTGATGATAAAGAAAGGGCAGAATTGAAAGAGATTATGTTGGAAGCCTTAAAAGAGTACCATGAGAAACCTAATTATTCACCATATAGATTAGACGAGTTACAAGAATGAGACTAGGTGTTATGTGTTCTGGAAACGGAACCAACTTCGAGAACATAGTTACCAATCCATTATGCAACAAACATGAAGTGGTGTTGATGATCCACAACACTAAACAATGCGGTGCTGTCAAACGAGCAGCGAAATGGGGAATCCCTCATGTAAGAGTCCCACATAAAGATGAAGAAAAGATGATAGAACTCTTTAAGGTATGGAGAGTTGATCTTATAGTCCTTGCAGGATATATGAGAGTGATTCAAAATCCTGATGCATTCCCTGCTCCTATTATTAACGTACATCCATCACTACTTCCTAAGTATAAGGGATTACATGCAGTAGAACAGGCAATGCAATCAGGTGATGAAGAAACAGGATGCACCGTCCATTATGTGAATGAAGAACTTGATGGTGGTGAAATAATTCTTCAAGGAAAGGTTCCTATTTTACCTGATGATGATATAGAATCACTGACAAAGGCCATTCAAAGAATGGAATATGGTATACTACCAGCAGCAATAGAACATGTTAAAAATTCTCTACCGACTCCATTATTGGACTATGTTAAGCACTAATTATCGGAACAACATAATAGATATTTGTTGTCGCATGATCTCAACTGACGGTGAAGTTGGATTGGATGAGAGGATATGGATGTCTAAATTATGTGAGCACAATGAACAGGCAAGAAGAATTAGGGATGAAATGTTAAAAGAATAGAAAACTGTATCACGTTTTACAAAATTACTTGACTATATAGTAAGACTGTGTTAGTATTAACACATAACGTTCATCCTGATACATTCAGGACGCAAGTAAGTCACGGAACGGAACGTTCATCCTCCTTCGACGAGGACGCAAATGACTAAAGGAACGGGGCTAAAAATCCAACTACTTTAGGAGAAACACAATGGCACAAGTCACTTACCGTGGTGTCAAGTACGACACTGATACACGCAAAGCAACAAGCACACATCAGGTTCAAGAAACCTATAGAGGTGTTAAGTTCCAAAAAGAACTTGCTTCTGCATAAAGAATCAAGGGGGTTTACACACCCCCTTTTTTAATATATAATAGAACTATGAATAGGATCAATGCTTCATATGAGAGACCAACTAATAAGAGCAGTGCTTGCTCATGCTCATGGAGAGATTGAAAAACATAAGGCTAATGTCAATGTTTATCTTGAGCATCCAGCAGGTATAGGAGAGCACTCAGACATCACAGAGGCAATCCAATGTGAGTTGGATAAGATTGCTAGGTATCATGATCAAGTAGAAGTCATTGAGAAATATTTTAAGTAATGGAAAGAGAGAAACTAAAACTTATAGTTAAGAATCTTAAGTTGCTAGTTGAGTCTCTTGAGTCTGAAGTATATTCTGATGTGGATGCGTATAAATACCAAGGCACAACTTCCATCACAGACTATGATGAAATTTGGGATGATGATGATGGATATCCAGACTAGAATGAATGAAGGACAAGAAAGCAGCAAAGAAACTTCTTAGATTAGCAAAGGAGCATCCTGATTGGTATAGTAAGAAAGATGTATTCTATGCTAAACAGGTTAAGAAACAACTGAAACGTGAAAAGAAACAACATGAACGTGAAATTAGTAACAGTAACTCCAAAGGCAGAAGAGACTATGGGTTACGTGGCAAGAGTGAGCAACCCAAAGAATCAGGACAATCCCAAGGTAGCTGGTTTGTTAAGCTACTGCATAAAGCACGGGCATTGGTCGGTCTTTGAGCAAGCACATATGACTGTGGAGATTGAGACTACACGTGGTCTTGCTGCACAGATACTAAGACATAGATCATTTACTTATCAAGAATTTTCTCAAAGATATGCAGATAGTAATTTATTAGGAGAGATTGAATTACCAGAATTAAGAAGACAAGATACAAAGAATCGTCAGAACTCTACTGATGATTTGGATCCTAAGATGGTAGACACATTGAATAAACAGATGGATACATTGTTTAGTTCTTCTCTAGCACTTTATAATCAGATGTTAGAAGATGGTGTTGCTAAAGAGTGTGCTAGAATGGTATTACCTTTATGCACTCCTACCAGAATCTATATGACTGGTTCATGTCGTTCTTGGATTCATTATATAAATCTAAGATCTGCACATGGTACTCAGAAAGAACATATGGAAATTGCAGAAGCATGTAGGAAAGTGTTTACCGAACAGTTCCCTTCAGTCTCAGAAGCCCTTGAATGGGTCTAAATAATTTTACAAAATTCTATTACTTATGCCTACCTATCCTGTTATTAATTTAAAAACTAAAGAAACTAAAGAATTGTCTATGACAATGCTTGAGTATGATAAGTGGAAAAAAGATAATCCTGATTGGGACAAAGATTGGTCACAAGGATGTGCTGGAATCGGAGAAGTTGGAGACTGGAAACAGAAACTAATTAAATCTAAACCTGGATGGAACG